GAACCTGCCGTTTTATGTTCGAAGACCATAGCACCCATATACTTGGCTTGAGATACACCTCGTTTAGCACATCGCAAGCATACTCGCAAACCAAGTTCGGCACGAGTATCTTCAATAGATTCGGAGCAGCAACTGCAAGGATTTTTGTGTAGTAAATTAACCATGCAACTACTGTGGGCTAAGTATATAAAAAGTCAAGCAAAACTTGTTTTTTTAAAAATAGGTCAAAAATAAATACGATAAAAAACATTGACAACGGCAAACAATATGATACTTATATGTGTAGTTCTTTGAATATCAATTTTTGAAACGTATAGGGTAGTTTAAAGGCCGAATATTAGAAAATGTGCGGTCATTCTTCTCATGACAACTTAGTAGGTATCAAGTCAATGACTTGTCTAAAATAACCGAAGTCCAGAAGATAGGACGAGATACCCAAATGTATTTCCGGTACTGATAGCCCAAACATCAGTCCCTATACGTTTCAATTCTTTATGGGCGTGTACTGGATTCGATTTTATAATATGAATACAAACCGCAAGCACAGTGTGTAATCTCACTGTATAATACCGATTGCAAAACATAAACGCAAAGAGAAATCTAGCTAAAGTGTCGTTCCTATCTGCTCGCAAGAACAAGAGTGGCAACGCACTTGTCGCAGCCTAATTAGGTTGCCCGTACTATCCTACTACGCAGATAATGGGAATAGAACGTCAATTATCTGCTGGTCTTTATAAGGCAGAGAGTCGGTAATAAAGACAAGACACAGAACTCTCAACTTCAACACGGTGCTCTACCAAACGTTGTCGGATTATAAGAGATAAGCTTTGTATATGTTTGTAGGTATGTTATAAAAGACCGCAGTTCAACTCTGCGCACGTCCACCATTTTTTTATATTGACGAAAGCATTATTTAATGCATAGTTATATACAAGTTACTCAAAAGAGTAAGAAAACCAAACAAAAATAAATATGAATAAAAAAATCCTAATCATGATTGCGGCATTGCTTGCCGTTGCTACTGTTAAGGCTGACGCTACTGCACCAGTTGCAGTTGCTACCGTTTCGCCAGTCGCTATCACAGCCGATGCAACATACTACACCAAGTTCTTGAACAAGGGCGTTGTAGCATTTGATGACGTTGTTATTGCTGCTACCGCAGTTGAAGCTTATGGCTTCGTTGCTGGCTTCAAGACATACAACACCATCCAATCCAACCCAGTTGGTAAAAAAGTTGCAAGTTCTGGCTTGTTCAAGCGGGTTGATACCACGCTTGCCTACAAGTTCACCTCGCCATTGGCGAACTTGTCGCTAGGCACTGCATATAGCTCTTATAGTAAGAGTGCATCCAGTGTCGCAAGTTCTAATGAACCATTCGTCGCTCTTGACGGTACGGTTTATAAGACCTTCGCTACTTGGGATGTTAAAGGCCGCGCCGATCTAACATCGCGCACCAACAACATCGAAGCAAACGTTCGCCTACCATTTGGCTTCAACCACCTCAAGGTTGTTCCAGTTCTTGGCTACGGCTTCAATGATCCAACAGCCGCTACTCTAGCTGCTTTCAAGGATGCTAAACAATATTGCGTTGCTGGTCTTGGTCTTGGTTACTACACCAAGGTTGCTACCCTAAACGCCGGTGTTTATCAACGCCGTGACAGTCTATTCACCGCAGGAGATACCGTAAATGGTGTTTCTGCTGGTATTGCTGTAAAGTTCTAATAATAAATTAGTTCTAACAAAAAAAGCGCCCTGTTTATAGGGCGCTTTTTTATTGCCTATTGACAAACTATATAAAATGTGTATGTTGATTATATGATATTACCAAAAAATGTAGTTCCATCGCTTTGTTGTATTCACACTGGTTTACAAAAAACCGGCGTTAAATTCAATGTTATGACATATGCTCAATATAAAAAACTGGGCAAAAATGTGGCAATGAAAGTATTGGCAGATCGTTCTCTCAATAACATCAAAACAATTCATTCTATTGTCAAAGAGTGTGCCAAGCACGGCTGGAATTATCGCATAGGCAGCAATGTGTTTCCACTTATGACACATCCAGACCTAAAGTTTGGTGTAGATGATTTTTACAATGCCGCCAAGATTTATGCAGAGTTTCGTGATTGTGCAGACACAATCAAACAAAATAAGATTCGTTGTAGTATGCATCCAGACCAATTTGTTGTTCCAGCCAGCCCAAGTCCAAAAGTTCGTAAAAATGCTATTCGCGATCTTGAACAACACGGTTATATAATGGACTTGCTTGATTTGCCCAAAACATCAGAAGCACCTATTAACATTCATATGAATTGTTATAACAACGGCAACTTTAGTGAAGCTGCTGACCGATTTGTTGAGTCGTATACTCTAATGAGTAATAGCGTGCGTTCACGCTTAGTGCTCGAATGCGAAGACAAACTCAAGAGTTGGACTGTTCAAAATTTATATGATCATGTTTATAAACGTATCAATATGCCCATCACTTTTGACAATCTTCATAACAAATGTAATCCGTCCACATTGTTAGACGAAGAAGCGGCATTTGAGATGTCTGTATCTACTTGGCCAAAAAATATTGTGCCATTGTTTCATTTCAGCGAATCTCTTGTTGGTAAAAACCCGCGTGCTCATGCCGATTTTCCTACATTTGTACCTATGGTATATTCCAACTACAAAAAAGATTTGCATCTTGACTTTGAATTCAAGCATAAAGAGCTTGCTATTCAAAAAGTTGCAAGAAAATGATGCTTTTTATCAAAAAGTTATTGACATTTTAGATAAAAAATACATACTGATATTCGTTAAATCAATTAACAACTAAACTAATAAATAATATGACAAAGACAAACACAACAAAAAATGGCCGCAAGGTTTCCACGCTCGTTCGTAATACTTCTTATGAACTTTCTTTCTCTCGTCCAGCTAAGGGCGTCAAGAGCGAAAGCACTCACCTAAATGTTACGGGCTTTAATCCCGTCACCGGTGAAGTCAACAAGGTTCGCCTCGATGGTCGCGCCGTTGCTACCCTTCGCAAGATCCTTGCCAAGTAATACTTAAAAAGGTTATAGTTCAAAACCCCCAACACAAAAAGTTGGGGGTTTTTTATTGACATTTTATAAAAAGGTTTCATTATGAAGCTGTGAAAATTGACTTACAATCTATCGACAAAGAGTCGTTCATGGTTCATCAACATTTTGTTGGTGAGCATGAATGCTTTTTGGTACAACCTATCCATTTTGGAGCAGTTTGGGCGAAGGAAAACCTTATTTACCGTTCGTCCTTATGGAACAAGGACGGCAACCCTGTGTCGTTGAGTTTCAAGAAGTTTTTTAATTGGGATGAAAAGCCAGACATTTTTCCAGCACCTTCCAACCTAACTGGTGCGAAGTTGATGGAAAAACTTGATGGTTCTACTTTAATCTTTTCTCGCTACAAGGGTCAAACTGTTATTCGCACTCGCGGAACTGTAAATGCTCGTATGCAAACAAACGGTCATGAAATTGACTATCTGTTGCAAAAGTATCCAAAGTTTACAGCCATGTTGGAACAAGCTGATACATACAATCAATCATTTATATTTGAGTGGTTGAGTCCAACCAACAGAATTGTTCTAAATTATGGAGATGAACCAGACATGAAGTTAATTGCTGTAATCAACCACGCAGATTATACACTTGCTTTACAGAGTGTGTTGGACGTATATGCAGAAAGTTGGGATTTATCACGTCCCCGCACTTTCTCCTATAACTCTGTTGAAGAAATGAAAGCGGCGGTTGAAGTGTTAAAAGATCAAGAAGGTTTGTGTGTATATTATGGTAACGAACAACAAATTCGTAAAGTAAAAGCCGCATCATATCTATTCTTACACCGCGCAAAGTCTGAAATTTCTAGCGTAGATAAGGTAATTGATGTGTATATTGATTGGTTTATGCCACGTCACACATTATCACATGAGCCAACTGGTTATGTAGAATTCTTTGAGTATTTAACTGAGAAGTTTGATTTTGAAATTGCTACAATGGCACAAGGTCATTCTTCGCGTATCTGCGATGCTATGAAAGAAGTTCACAAGATCATGAATGCGTTGTTTGAGTTTGCGTCTGTTCATATGAAAATTCCTCGTAATATTGCCGCGAAGGAAGTATTACAAGCATACGGCAGCACAGGCAGGGCCGCAGTCATATTTAGACTTTTAGATAAAAAGCCGGTCACTGAGGCAGATTATAAGAAACTGCTATACCAAGTATTGAAATAAAACATAGGGCTTGACTTTATATAGTTCAAGCCCTATTCTATTTGTACAATATGACAAAAACCAAAACCAAAGAAGTTAAGACTAAAGAACAAGCTGTTAAACGTTTAAAAATCGGCGACAAAGTATTAAGTGCTTCTGGTAAGATACTTACAGTTTCACTTGTAGTCAATAAATCAAATCGTACTATCATCTTATTTGATGGTGATATGGAAGTTGATTTTGATCCATACTTTCAAATCAGAGTCGTTCAATAACATGAAATTAGAAACTGTTATAACCAATCTCAACAATACTATATCGGGCAAACAAGAATTGCTTGATGTATTGACTAATCATCCAAACAGCGAAGTTGGACTTGTTATCATACAAGTTCTAAATACCAACATTGGAGAGTTGCGACGTATTCGTGAAGATTTATTAAGAGTAAAAATAGTTCAAGAAACCGCTTGACTTTTTATAAAAACAAGTTCATAGTTATTTGTATACGATAAAAATATGAATGTAATCAATCAACCCGTATTATGTTTGAATGCTGCTTGGCAAGTCTTAGATACCAAGACTGTTAAAGAAGCTTTCATTTCTATGCTTGGCGGCGACGGTGGTAAAAACCCACCCGCTATGGCTATTGACATGACATTCCCCACAGACGAGGATGGTAAAGTTGACTGGAATTCTCCAGAATACACCAATCCGGTTGGATGGGATATTTGGAAAACATTGCCAATCAGGGATTATGACTTGACTATTAGCACCGGAACTATGACTATTCGTGCTCCGCGTGTTATCATACAGCCAAATTATGGTAAGATGCCTGTGGTTATTCAACGTCCAACCAAAGATGCTATCAGAAAGCGTGATGGTGGCGTTTGTCAATATACCGGCAAGGTTCTTACAAACAGAGAAGGTAATGTTGACCACGTTATACCTCGTGCTCAAGGTGGTAAAAACACCTTTGAGAACATGGTATGGAGTTGCAAGGAAATCAACTCGGCCAAAGCAGACAAAACCCCCTCACAAGCAGGTTTGAGGCTTCTCCGCAAGCCATCGTCTCCAAAGCCAATTCCTCGTAGCTCCACTATTACTGTTGCCCATCACCCAAGTTGGGTATACTTCATGAACAATGTTACTGAGGTAAGAGGCGTGGCATAAAATCATATTGACAAACGAAAGGATGCTCTACAATATAGGGCATCTTTTTTATATTATGAACATCTTTATCCAACTTGGAATCAACTTGTTATTTTCGGCAACACTGATGTATGTTTTTTACATCTATAAGATTCGCCCAACACAAGAATCTTTTACAGAATCGCTTAAAAAGCAAAAAATGATGTTTATAGAATCCGGTAATGCTATAACCGACACATTAAAAGTGGCTTTTGAGAATTTGAAAAAAATTAGTAACGACCAAAGTAAAACAAATGCAAAACTTACAGAATATAATTCAAGATTACATAGACTTGAACAACGTCAACGTGGCTTGGTTAGTAGCCGAGGCGGGGAAGATACAGATGACGGAGAATTTAAACAAACTGAACGAGATTCGTTCCAGAATCGCGTTCGCTCGAAGGGAAATCGAGGAATTGAGAAATGAGTTGAAAAGCCTCGACTCTCTCTGCAAGAAACTTAAAATAGACAGTGATAAAGTATACATACAATGAAAACTACTACAGACAACGCTCGCATGGCAGAATTTGGTAAATTGGAAGTTGGAAATAAATTTTATTTATCCAATCCAGTCGGCATGAATGAAAATGCGGCATACACAAAAATATTAAGTCAAAAAGACAGTGACGGTAAATGGGCAAATGCAACTAATGTATTTGGCTTGCGTACATTTGTTCGATATGACAAACGTATTTGGGTAAAATGAAAAAAGCAAAGCCTAAAGATTCCGCAGAGCCTAAGCCAAAAACCAAAAGTTTGTTTGATCACATCAATCATGTGCGCGAGGGCAAAAACCCAAACTATTTTAGCACATTGACCGATGCTGACAAAAAGACATGGAGCAACTATATGGTATGCAGATTCTTGAGTATGCAAGCCGAGCTTGTTGATACCATCAACGATTTACAACTATACCAAGATAAACTCACGCCCGAACAGTTTTATAAACTGTGTATAGCAATTGTACCAAAGGGCCGTAGATTTGACGCATATATCAAAAGCAAAGCAGACAAGTATAACAAAGACTTGCTTAGTTTATTGTCGCGTCATTATCAAGACAGTGAGCGCAATGTAGTAGAATATCTACAACTATTATCCAGCAGCGACTTGTTAAACATTGTTTCACTGTATGGTTATAGTGAAAAACAAATAGAAGATTTGCTTGAAAAGGCTTGACGAAAATAGTCAAGTTGCTATTCTTGTAACATATGAGTAACAAAAAAGTGATCGGACTTAGTGGAGTTGCCCGCTCGGGTAAAGATACATTTGCTGCCATTCTTGAAATGAAACTTCAACAAGCTGGCAAATCTGTAAAAAAGGTTTCATTGGCTGGGCCATTGAAACAGCAATGTGATTCATTTTTAACAAGCAGTCTGGGTATATCCGCATTCACTCAAGTCACAGAAGAAAAGAACATTATGCGTCCATTTCTTGTGTGGTACGGCGACGCTCAACGCAAGCGTACCAATGGTAGATATTGGATTGAACTTGCAAACAAAGAAATTCAAGAAAGTAACTATGACTATTATATCGTAACTGATATTCGTTATGACGCATACGAAAAAGACGAGCTACATTGGTTAAAGACCGAAATGGATGGATTGCTGTGCCATATTAGTAAATGGACAGGCTCTGAACCATACACTCAATTTGTTCCTCCCGCAAATGAACACGAGGCACTCAATGATCCAAAAATTAGAATCGCAGCACATCACAGAGTTCAATGGCGAGATGTCGGTAAAATGTCGGCAACTGAATTGTTGCACGATTCAGAACTAACCGAACATGTTGATGAGTTTATGATTAAGTATGTTAACAAGCGTTAATTTACGCCGTTGTCATCTTCATCATCGTCATCCTCATCGTCGTCATCTTGATTTGCATCCTCAAGTTCGTTTTTTAAATTTATAAAATCTTCTTGAGTTAGTCCAAGTTCATTTATAATGGCAGATACAAGAAATGCCATTTCGCGTGTAGAAAGATTTTGTTTCTTTACACTTTGAGAAAATTTGGTAACAATCGCTACAATCAATTTTTTATTTTTTGATTGGTCTGGTGGATATATGATGCCGGGTATAGGATTGTTCTCGTCATGCATATCCGAGATTTTTTTCATTTCTTCATCAAGCATTTGGTTATACTCTTTGTCGCTCGATGTTACACTTTTGATTAGTGCTTTTAAATCTTCAATGTCTTGCTTCTTCACAATTTTTGCAACTGTGAAGTTCTTGAGTACTCCCGCTTTCTGTAAAACGTGACTGAAATATGGTTTGTTCATCTATATGTTATTTCTTTGTTAATAAATATAAAGGTATTTAATTTGACATCATATTTTCTTTCTGTATAGTAGTTGAATATGTCAAACGAACAATTTTTTGTTGAAGAACCTATCGAAGCACCCGCAACTGCATCAGTTGATTTAGTTGTTGCAAAAGAAGAGGTAAAGAAAGTAAAGGCGGTAAGTTTCAGTCAATATAGTAAGTGGCTGAAATGTCCTATGGAATGGAAGCTGTCTTATATAGACAAACTTGCGCCATATGAAGCCAGTA